TTGGGACAAGCGGGTTCGATCCCGGGACACGGGGTAGTAGCATATCACTGTAAATATTAAAAATCCGGAATGCCGTGGAAGTGCTACGAGTGATATCACAAAACGCAGATATCCGCAGATCTGCAAAACAAACAAATAGATTCAGCAATCTATATTTAGTGTCAGTACCCGAGTGCGGATAGGGTAAAGGATGTCATTAAAAGGCATCCTACGGGTGTATAGCTCAGTTGGTAGAGCGATCGGCTGTTAACCGATGTGTCGCAGGTTCGAGCCCTGCTATACCCGCTGTGGACTACTGCAAAGTTTCCTCCTTTTTTCTTATAAATTTTGATTGTGTATTTGGTTATTTTGGTTTTTGTTGGCGTTATTAATTCTTTCAGCAGTAGTCCTAAATTCTTAGCATCCAGAGATGGGTGCTTTTATTATGCGTAAAAAGGTGGTGAGTCTGATGGCAAAAGGCAAATATCAAGAGTGGCTAGAGCCGGAAGGCTTGCTAAAGATAGAGGGATGGGCGAGGGATGGTCTGACGGATGAGCAGATTGCAGATAATATCGGGATTTCCAGAAGCACATTAAATAGCTGGAAAGACAAGTATTCGGACATTTCGGACACCCTAAAAAGAGGAAAAGAGGTCGTTGATCGTCAAGTCGAGAATGCTTTGCTAAAACGTGCGCTTGGATATGAGTACACGGAAACGACCAGAGAATACATACCGGAACTCGATGAGATGAAAACTACGAAAAAGGTCACAAAGCAAGTAGCGCCGGACACTACAGCCCAGATCTTCTGGTTGAAGAACCGGAAACCGGATAAATGGAGAGATAAGCAAGAATACGAGGATAGAACAGCAATTGAAAAGCTGGATGAAATCTTGAAAGGATTGCATGACAATGCAGCTAAGCAAAAAACAGAATGAGTACATCATAAACGCAACGCATAGATGGAATATCAAGTCTGGAGCGGTTCGTTCTGGAAAGTCTTATGTTGATACTGCTTATATCGTGCCTAAAAGAATCCGTGAAAGAGCAGGAAAGCCCGGCTTGAATGTCATTATGGGAGTTTCGAAAGAGTCTATAGAACGAAACGTCCTACAGCCGATGAGAGAAATATATACCAGCGACCTGATCGGAAACATTAACAACCGGAATGTGGCTAGAGTATGCGGAGAGGATGTCTATTGTCTTGGAGCAGAAAAGGTCAGTCAGGTTGCAAAGATACAGGGAGCATCCATCAAGTATTGTTACGGGGATGAGATTGCGAAATGGAACAAAGAAGTCTTCCAGATGTTAAAGTCCCGTCTTGATAAACCGTATTCCTGCTTTGATGGGGCTTGTAACCCGGAACACCCCACACATTGGTTGAAAGAGTTTATAGACAATGTGGAGCTAGATATATATCTACAAAAGTACACCATATTTGATAATCCATTTCTAAATCCTGGATTTGTTGAGGATCTCTGCAAAGAGTACGAGGGGACAATCTACTATGACCGTCTTATTCTTGGCCTGTGGAAAAGGGCTGACGGGTCGATTTACAAGCGGTTTGCAGACAATCCAGAAGCGTTCCGGTGCGAAATCGTGGATAATATCTCGCAGGAATCAGAGTATAAGCAATTCCGAAAAGAGGATATCACATCAATCGAGATTGGATTGGACTTTGGTGGCAATCAATCCGGTCATTCATTCGTTGCCAGAGGGTATACGGATAATTACAGAGATGTAATTGCGCTAAAATCACGTAGAATCACGGCGAAAGATGAAAAAGAAGACATCGACAGCAATAGGTTGAATGAGTTGTTTTGCGAATTTATCAGAGAAGTAATAGAACAATATTCGGTATGCGTGAAAAGAGGTGATTACGTGCAGTATTGTAACGTAGAGTCCGTATTCTGGGATAATGCAGAGACAGTGCTTGGTAATTCTATCCGTAACGCTGTGGAAAAGGAGTTTCCGTGGATCGCTGTCAAACCAGCAAAGAAAAGACCAATCAACGACAGGATCAGATGCACCGTCAAGCTCATGGGGGCTGGGCGGTTTTTTATTACAAAAGACTGCGAATCTCTGGAAACTGCTTTTTCGGATGCAGTTTGGGACAAAGAAGCTGTTGGGAAAGATGAGCGTCTGGATGACGGCAGTACTGACATTGACAGCTTGGATGCGTTTGAGTACACGATCGAACGCGACATGAAATACCTAATCGAAGAGGTGGAAGATGTTTGATGGAATTAAGAGATTATGGAAAGGAATCATGAGGATGTTTGGATATACGACATTAAAACAGATCATCGGCAAGGATATCGCACTATCCAACAACATGATATATGCAATCAACAGATGGAGACAGATGTTAAATGGTGATGCAGAATGGATTTCAGATAGCATCGTTTCTCTTGGGATTGAAGATGGAATCTGCCGAGAGTTTGCAGACTGCGCGCTGGTTGAAATGGAAACCAGTGTGACAAATGAACGTCTGAACAAGATTTATCAGAAGAATATCGCGAGCCTGAATGAGAATCTTCAGGAAGGTCTTGCACTCGGATCATTTGTTTTGAAACCACTGGGAGAATCGGCCGCCGAATTCGTTTCCGCTGACAAGATTATCCCGATCAGCTTTGGGGATGATGGAAAGCCGAATGATATTGCATTTCTGACCGTAAAAAAGGTTGGGGACTCTGATTATTTCACAAGGCTTGAACGGCACTATTTCATTGACGGGAATCTGACTATAGAAAACAAGTGCTTCCACTCTCAGACAGCAAATGATATCGGTCTTCCGTGCAGCTTAGAAGCAGTGGAAGAGTGGGAAAATATCCTACCTGGACCGATTACATACCCAGGCATGAACCGAATGGACTTTGGGTATTACCGCAATCCAATCAAAAATAAAATAGATGGTTCTGCCTGTGGTGTATCAGTATATGAATCTGCCACCGAACTGATTCGAAAAGCGGACACGCAAGGTGCAAGACTAGACTGGGAATACGAATCTGGCGAGCGTGCTATCCATGTGGATAATAGAGCGCTTAAGCAAGACAAGGCAACCGGAAAACTTGGACTGCCAAAACTCAAAAACAAATTGTATCGAGGAATGAATCTGGATGCTGGGAAAGACCAAGAACTATTAAAGGAATACTCCCCAGAAATGAGGGATGAAGCCTTTAAACGCGGATTGGAAGAATACAAGCGTGAGATTGAGTTTTCCATAGGACTTGCTTACGGAGACCTGTCAGATGCACAGGAAGTGGCAAAGACAGCCACGGAAATCAAAGCATCAAAGAACCGGAAGTACAACCGAGTGACGGCAATCCAGAACAATCTATATGATTGCTTGGAAGACTTCGCCGCAGGGCTTGCATTCTACAACAGTATGCTTAATTCGGGATATGAGTTCTCTTGCAAGTTTAATGACTCTATTCTGACCGATGAGGAAACAGAACGCCAGCAGGACAGACAGGACGTGAGTATGGGCGTTATGTCGCACCTGGAATACCGAATGAAGTGGTACAACGAGGATGAAGCCACAGCAAAGAAGATGCTGCCGGAACAGAACCAAGTCATGGAGTAGGTGATCTAATTGAGAGAGGACTACAAGAAACAACTATCCGGCCAGATTGAAAAGCATTTTCTGGATTTGGAACAGATGATTTTGGAGGACATTGTTCGCAGAATAAAAAAAGCCGGAAAAATCACAAGCACGGCAGACTGGCAGATTAACCGGTTGCAGATCATTGGGTACTCTTCTGAGGACATCGAAAAGATGATAAAAACCACGCTGAACCTGTCATATCCGGAAATGTTTGAACTGTATGACAAGGTTATCGACTGGGAATATGTTCGCAACAAAGACATCTACGAGCAGGTCAATGCGGAATATATCCCCTACGAGGATAATAAGGAGTTGCAACAGCTTGCAGATGGATTCATCCAGCAGAGCAATGATGATCTGCAGAACGTCACAAAGTCCATGGGATTTTATGTGGATTACGGAGGCGGTAGGCTTGTTATGACTCCATTATCCGACATATACCAAGGATACCTTGATAAGGCTATTACAGGCGTGGTTTACGGAGCATTTGATTATAATACCATGATACGCAAGGTGGTTACTCAGCTCACAAATAGCGGACTCAGGAGCATTGACTACGCATCAGGAAGAGCAAACAGAGTGGATGTTGCTGCACGTAGAGCAGTTATGACAGGGATTTCACAGTTAAGTGCTAAAATATGCGAATACAATATGGAGAAACTTGGTTGTGAATATGTGGAAGTTGCATGGCACGCAGGAGCTAGACCGTCTCATGCTGTTTGGCAAGGGAAAGTTTATAAATGGAACAAATAAAAAACATGAATATTACTCAATAACATGGTATAATAACCATAGGGAGGCGATATTTATGAAAAGTCTTGAATTGACTGGACAAAGGTTCGGGAGATTAACAGTTTTAGAAAAAGTCCCAAGTAAAAACAATAGATCAATGTGGAGATGTGTTTGCGATTGCGGAAACGAAAAAGTTGTTGAGGGAAGAAACTTGAAAAAGGGCCTTACAAAATCATGTGGCTGCCTAAAAAGGGAAGAGTTTATGAAAAACATGAACAATCCGCCAACACACAAGGAAACTGGCACAAGGCTACATAATGAATGGAGAGCAATGAAAGCGCGTTGCTATACTGAAAGTTGCAGTAATTACGAATATTATGGTGCTAGAGGAATCAAGGTTTGTGAGGAATGGCGAGAAGATTATCTGAAATTCAAAGAGTGGGCTTTACGAAACGGATATGATGAGAACTTGACTCTTGATAGAATAGACGTTGCCAAAGAATACTCACCAGAGAATTGCAGATGGATAACGCATCAGCAAAATTGTTGGAATAGAGACATGAAACCAAGAAAAACAAATACATCCGGTTGTACAGGCGTTGTGTATAGAAAAGATAATAATAAATGGAGAGCAACGATAACTGTTGGCGGAAAAGTAAAAAATCTTGGTAGCTTCTTAACGAAAGAAGAGGCGATAAAAGCTCGAAAAGAGGCAGAAAAAATATATTGGAACATAGAGCGGGATTAATCCTGCTCTTTTTTAGTGGAGGTGATGCAGAGTGGCAGATTATCCTGATTTTATAAAAAGCACTGGTTACGGAACTGGTGAAGGCTTGGGTGGATGGAATTGCTACCACTGACATGAGTTTTATCCATTTATTCCAGGCATTTCAGAGCGTAACTGGACAGATGAGTGGTTAGAAGAGCAGAACCGAAAGGAAAGTATACCTAAGACATTTAACGGCAAGGAATACACCTTATACGAAGCCAAGCAGCAACAGCGGAAAATGGAAACTGCAATGAGGGCACAGAGAGAAAAGGCTGTGCTACTAAAACAAGGTGGAGCTGACCCAGATGATGTGATGCTTGCGAAAGCAAAGTATCAAGGACAACTCGGGGAGTACACCAGATTTTGTAAACGGATGGGGCTGCATCAAGAGCGTGAGCGCATCTATTACGATATGCGCGGCAGAGTGGCACCTGTACCAAAACGATTTAGGAGGTAGAAAATGAGTAAAGTAAAAGTAATCAGACAGCCGACAGCGGAAGCAACATTGATTTTTGAATTTGAGGTGTCATCATCTGAATTTCTGGTCAAGAATTTCACGGACGGTGATATCTACGCATCTCTGGAAAGGGACGCGACAAAAGAACAAAGTGTACTGATTCCGGCGCAGACTGCACAGCGATTGCAGTACGGTTCTTACGGCGGTGGAAAGAGTAACCTCGTCCAGATCATCCCCACAGCAACCTCGGAAAAAGGAGTAGAAGTACAATGCTTAAAATGGTAGATGGAACAGGAATCATAGGAGTGGATATGATCTGCCCTTTAGGAATCTCCACTCCACAGCCACCGGATTACGACAGGGTGGAGCTAGAGGGCACAGGGATGCTGGTACTGCCGAACAGCTTGGATGCGCCGCTTGAGAGGTTGGAACTTGGTGGGAAGACGGAGCAGGTGCAGACTACAGGAAAAAAATCTCGCTAATCCGAGTGAGTTCGTAATTGGTACTCTTGCAGGAGACACTGGAAATATCATAGGCCTAAAGCAATACATTGCCACTGGGTATATCCCTGTTATTCCTGGCAAAAGGTATTCTACTAGCTACGGAAACAAATTTTTGGCGCATACAATATTTGCATACGATAAAGAAAAGACAAAAATCAATACTGTGATAAATATGTCTTCGGAAATGCCAGAAGGTGCAGCTTACATAAGATTGTCATATAAGAAAATAGACATGGCCAATGTTACAGAATCCGATATGGAAGAACTGAAAAAAGTTTGCATGTTAAATGAAGGCTCTAAATCCATTTCTTACGAACCCTACACAGGCGGTAAACCATCCCCAAGCCCAGAATATCCACAGGAAATCAAAAACTCTGGGAAATGGAATGAAGAAACGCAGAAGTATGAAGTGGATGTGAAAGTTACTGGGAAGAATCTGCTAAATTTGCAAAAAGAGCCAGATGTGAAGGGAACTTACCAAGGATGGAAGGTTGGGAATGGAGAGTTGCTAACGTTGGGTGTCAAAGACAAGGGAAATAATGCAGACATTAAAGGATGCTATATAGGCTTTTCAGATCAAGGTAGCGAATCGAAGGGAGTTGTCTGGGTTGTGGATAATGGTGTAATTAAAGCGAATCCTCTAGACCAAAGGAAAGCTTATGTATCTATCTTTCCAGCCAATGAAACCACTGTGAAAAAACTTACAGAACGGTTAGATATTCAATGTGAACTTGGGAATGTTGCCACCCCTTACCAACCATACAAAGAGCAAACCCTCACCCTCACATCTGACCGCCCTCTCACAAAGTGGGACAGACTGGTAGAACAGGGTGGAGAGATTGGGTGGTTGTATGCCACTAAGAAACATGTGGTAACAGGAAGTGAACATTTTATTAGCGGAGGGGTAAACTATTATACGGGTTCTAGCGTTGACTTATATTTCAACGTTATGGATGCAACAGGGAGTCAGGGTATTGTAAAGAATTTATCCGATGTTCCATCTATTTGGCATAACAAAGATGCCGAAGGTTTTAGAGTAAATGGTTCGCAGTTTCATATAAGATTAAAAAATACAAGACTCAGTGTATCTGATGATGCTACAAAAGATGAAAAAATAGCGGCCTATAAAACATACCTTGTGGGAGAACATGAAAAAGGAACTCCATATGAAATAGTATATCAGTCATTAGAACCTGAATTCGTCCCACTCCCACAATCCGAGCAAAACGCTATCCGAGCCTTAAAAACCTACTACCCTACCACAGTCATCACAGTGGATGGTGGAGAAGTTGACCCAGATATTAAAGTAACATACCGAAAGGAGATATGATATGAACTACGCAAAAATCATGGAAAACGGAACTGTGAGAATCAGCTCCATCAAAAAAGAGGGCTACAAACCACTCAAGGAAGAGAAACCAGAGGGATTTAGTAACCTTGTCTTTGTTGGATATACAGAGACAGAAGAAAATGTAATCAAAGAATACGAAGCAGTGGATGACGGAATGAGCGCCTATGGTAAATTACAGAACGACCTGAAAGCAACACAGGCGGCGCAGGAAGTCACAGACCAAGCGGTGCAGGAGTTAATTTTAGCAACAATGAAAATGGGGGTGTAAGTTATGGCACAGTTTTTGGCAAACAGAATCAAAGGTGGACACTTGACAATTGATGATGTACCGGAGAGCTTGAAAGAGCAGGTACAGGCGTTACTTTAGGAGTAAAATTGAATAAGTAAGACATTGGCACATAGAGATATGTGTTATTTTTATACCTTTTTTGGTCAGTAGATGAGACCTTAAACAGTCAATTCGTGGCGGTTGGTAACACGCCTAAAACTACCTAATGCGAAAGGAGATCAGAAACATGAAAACAGAATTTTTAAAAGGACTCGGATTGGAACAGGATGTTATTGATAAGATCATGGCAGAGAACGGAAAAGATATTGCCGCTGAAAAGGCAAAGACCACAAAAGCAGAGGGGGAGCGTGACAATTACAAGAGTCAGCTTGAGACTGCAACAGAATCTTTGGAAAAATTTAAAGATGTTGACCCAACAGCTATGCAGGTCGAGATCAACAAACTGAATCAACAGCTGAAAGACAAGGATGCTGAGTATGCCGAAAAAGAAGCGGATCGCATCTTTTCCGACACGATCAAAGAAGCGATCAAGACAGCCGGGGGACGCAATGAAAAAGCGGTCATGGCTATGCTTGATATGGACGCTTTGAAAGAATCGAAAAACCAGTCTGAGGACATTAAGAAAGCATTGGAAACCGTAAAGGAATCTGATGCTTATTTATTTGGTTCTAATGAACCATTCATGAACGCAGTCGGAGCAACAGGAGGCAGTGCCGATGTTGGTGGAGATAATCTGTCAGCAATCAGGGCGGCTATGGGACTTCCGGCAGAAAAATAATTTTTAGAAAGAAAGAGGTAATAAGATATGCCGAACACAATTACATTAAGAAAAGCATATTCCACTATGCTGGACGAGGTTTATAAACTGGCATCCCTTACAGCCGTATTAGACGGTCCAAACGAACTTGTAAAAGAGGGTGCAAACGCAAATGAAATTTTGATTCCGAAAATGACGATGTCCGGTCTTGCAAATTACAATAAGCAGACAGGATATGTTGCAGGTGACGTTACACTTGAATACGAGACTAAGAAGTGTACTTATGATCGAGGCCGTATGTTCACCGTGGACGCTATGGACAATATCGAGTCTGCAGGTGTTGCCTTCGGACGTCTTTCCGGAGAATTTTTGAGAACACAGGTTGTTCCGGAGCTTGACGCTTGGAGACTTGCATCTTATGCAGGATACGCACTATCTACTAATAAAGTGGCAGCAGCGATTGCAGATGCGAAAGCCGGAATTGCAGCAATTAGAAAAGGCAAGACTGCTATTAAAAATGCGGAGGCAAAGCCGGAAACCTGTTATCTGTATATCTCTGCCGCACTCAAAGGGGATATTGAGGACCTTGATACAACGGCATCCAAGAAAGTTCTGGAAGGCTGGGCTGGAGTGATTGAAGTTCCTGAGGGAAGATTTTTCGACAAAGTCACGTTGACAGCATCTGGAGACGGCGGCTTTACAACAACAGGCGGTAAGAAGATTGATTTCTTGATTGTTGACAAGAATGCAGTAATCCAGAATCAGAAGCACGCTGTATCTAAGATCATCACACCGGATCAGAACCAGGATGCAGATGCTTGGAAGTTCGGATATCGTACCGTAGGTATCGCAGAGGCGAAAGATAACAAGAAAGTGGCTATCTATGTACATACTGCAGTGGAGTAGAAATAGGAGTTGATGTAAATGAACTTGTATGCGGATTATACATTTTACGTCTCTGAATATAGGGGAAATTTAACAGATGAAGAATTTGATAAATCTGTTATTCCAGCATCAGCTTATGTCCGAAGGATTACCTTCGGGCGCGCTGATGACAACATGGAAATGGAAGAGGTAAAACTTGCTACTTGTGCCGTCTGCGAATTGTTGGCAAATGATGAAAAAGTCAGAAGCAAACACTTAGGACGTGCGGTCACATCCGAGAATACGGATGGATATTCTGTCAGCTTTGAAAGCGGAGGGAATGGAGAGACAGCGGATGATCTGTTGCATAAAAAGATGTATAATACGGCAGCACTCTTTCTTGACCCGACTGGTCTCTTATGTATGGGGGTAGAATCATGATAACCAACACAGATGCAACACTGTACAGAAGAAAGTACAACTCTGAAACCAGACTGGATGAGTGGGAGCGAGCTTACATACCTGAGGTATGGTGGTATAAAAATGAAAAGTCGCAGATCACGACAGATGGGTTAAAGCAAGCAGACACCTACACGGTCAGAATCCCGGATACGAGCGTGGAAATTAAGAAAGACGATTACCTTGTAAAAGGCGATTGCAAGGTTGACATGCAGACAATTAAGGACTTGGACGGACTGGACAAGACTAGAATTACATCTGCAAACTACAATACTTTTGGCGGCAACCCGCATATTAAGGTGGTGGGAGTGTAGTGGCAAAAGGAAAGAAGAAATTTAAGATCGAGACACCGAGAGGTAAGATATCAACTTACACGATTTCCAAGGGAGATTTGAAAGGAAGGACAATAGCGAGACTCGACTGGAATCCGAACTTTAAACCGAATATGGAATCTGGTTTCGCAAGCGCACAGGAGTTTGTTGACTCTGAATGCATCCGGCGCATGAACCCGGAGACTCCAAGACGGACAGGAGTACTTGTTAAGTCAGCAACTCTCGGCACCGTGATTGGAAGTGGCGAGATCAACCAGATTGCACCTTATGCACGTAGGCAGTATTACGAGCATAAGGAAAAATCACGATGGTTTGAGCGAATGAAAAACCGTCACAAAGACTCTATCCTGAAAGGAGCGGCGAAGTATGTCAAATCTCATTGACAGCGTCAGATCATACATTCTCACATGTCCGTTTTTAAGTGATGGACGTGTGAACGTGGACTACATTGGAACGGATATGGGGTACTCTGTTGACCCTCTCCCTTGCGACCCGATCATGCAGAGATACACGGACGGAGGGGCAAAGAAGCAGTTCCAATTCGCATTTACAAGCCAAGAAGAATATGACCAAGACGCGCGAATTAACATTGAAAACAGTGGATTTTTCCAGAGCTTCGAAGAGTGGTTGGAACAGCAGAGTTTTAACGACAACCTACCAAAACTCGAAGAAAAGAAGAACCCAATATCAATCGAAACTTTAAACAGCGGTTACTTGTACGATATGAACGGTGAAAACGCAAAGTATCGTATTGAGTGCCGCTTAATTTATACGCAGGAGGTATAAGTATGACAGTAGCAGCAGCACCAAAATTAGTCGGCAGACATTTGCGTGTGGCATTCATGAACACGGATGCAACGGGTAGTTCGCCGAAATACGAAAGAATGACAAATTTTACCGCAATGACAAACGGGAAAAACCCGAAAGAGTATTCCAGACAGTACGTGGATGAGATCGCGGAGCGCGCGGACGTTGTAGGGTACGCTCCGGCAATCGAATATTCATTTGACCGGTACACAAATAACCCGGTACACGAAAAAATCGCAACAATCCACGATGGTGAAAAGCTCGGAGATGACGCACATGTAGAAGTTGTAGTTGTTGACTTTTTCAAAAAAAATGATAAAGGAGACAAATGCTACGCAACAAAGCGTACTTATGCGGTCATCCCGGATTCTGACGGAGACGGAACGGATGCGCTTGTGTATGGCGGATCTCTTAAATCTGTGTCCGACATCGAAGAAGGATATGTTACAGAAACTGACTTTACAAGCAAGACGGTTACTTACGCAAAAGGTGATTACGCAGCAGTTGAATGAAAGAAAAGGAGAGCGAGCCGATGAGCCAGTGGAAATGGAATAATGTAGAGCTTGAAATCGATATGGACGATGTGGAGTTTTTGGAAAAGTATGAAAAAGTATTTGAAAACATCGAGCCGAGGGAGAAGGAGCTTGAAAAGGTTGGAAAAATATCCGAAATAACCAGGGAATATTGTTTGTTGTTTTATGATATTTTTGACGGGATTTTCGGAGAAGGTACTTCTGAAAAACTTTTTGACGGGAAAATGAATTTGAGAGTTTGCGAAGAGTGCTATGATTCGTTCATTGCTGTATGTGAAAAAGAAATCAATGCCGTAAACAAGAGAAGAAATTCTGTTGTTAGCAAGTACACTCCGAATAGAGCGCAGAGACGAGCGAAGAAATAACATGAATTTTTTTTATGAAGAGTTGCCAAACACAGTAAATGTGAAGGGTGAAAATATCAAGGTCATTACGGATTTCCGTGAATACATCAGGCTTTTGGACATGTTAAAAGACCAAGAGCTTGATGCTCTTCAAAAATTCGCGATCATACAGCAGTATTTTCTTGATGACGTAGTCGCAGATGAAGAAGCTATAAGCGCATTGTCCCACTTTATAACGATGGATACAAACTGTGCAAAGGTTGCGGAGACAGGTGATTGTGAAGAACCGCAAGAAAAGTTGCAAGAAAAGCCGAAGAAAAATTTATTCTCGTACTCCATTGATTATCCATATATATTATCCGGCTTTCTCAGAGATTATGGAATTGATTTAATCGACATTAAATATATGCATTGGTGGAAATTCAGGATGCTTTTTGATGGTTTGTCTGACGATACAGAGATTAAACAGCGAATAATGTACCGCAGTGTTGATTTATCGGAAATTAAAGACAAAGAAGAGAAAAAACGAATTAAAAAGATCCAGAAATCAATTCAATTGCCATCTGAGAGCCTGACGGATTATGATATCGGAAATGCTTTTATGTGAGGTGACAGATGAGTTGTAAAATTAAAAAACCATCACTTGAGAGAAAGTGGTATAAGTGTCCTTTTTGCGGGTGCAAGCTATTGATTTATAACAACAATTCCGTTTGCACCAATGCATTTATCAAGTGCCGGACGTGCAAAAAAGAAGTAGAGATTAAGATTTAAGCACTTTAAATTGAGCCATTGAGCCTGTGCTATCCATAAAGGAGGGATAGTATGGGTTATGATGGCTCATTAAAATTTAACACAGAAATAAACGAATCCGGATTCAATTCAGGAATTTCTAAACTTGGCAGTGTTGCAAGCGGAGGATTAAAAGTGATTGCCGGATCAGTAGCTGGCGTTGCTGCAGCATTTGGAGCGGTGTCAAAAATGTCTCTTGATTCCGTTGCGAGTCTTGAGCAGAACATAGGCGGTGTCGAGACGCTGTTTAAAGATAGTGCGCAGACAGTGATCGATAATGCGAACAACGCCTATAAGACAGCTGGTGTATCTGCAAATAAGTACATGGAAACAGTGACAAGCTTCTCGGCATCTCTTTTACAGGGACTTGGAAATAATACCGCAGAGGCCGCCAGAATCGCAGATATGGCGATGGTGGATATGTCTGATAATGCCAATAAATTTGGTTCAAATATGACAGATATCCAAAATGCTTATCAGGGATTTGCGAAACAGAACTACACCATGCTTGACAACTTAAAACTCGGATACGGCGGGACGCAAGCTGAAATGATTCGCTTAATTAACGACAGCGGAATCCTTAATGAGAAAATAGAAAATCTTGACAATGTGTCGTTCGACCAGATCATTCAGGCAATCCACAAGATTCAAGAAAATATGGGTATTGCCGGAACGACAAGCGAAGAAGCATTGACTACCATAGAGGGTTCTGTGCAATCCGCAAAAGCGGCGTTTGATAACTTTTTGAATGGTTCAAGTTCACCTCAGGAGTTGGCAGATGCTGTAAAGTCCGCAGCTGAAAATATAACAAATAATTTGATGCAGATCGTCCCAAGACTTGCAAAAGAACTCCCAGAAGTCGGAAACCTGTTGATGGACAGTCTTTCGCAGTCACTTAATTCCGGGAAACTTGGAGAAATGATGCAGATCGGCGGGCAAGTTATTTCCAATATAACGACTGGAATCATTCAGTCGTTGCCCGGAATTGTGACTGCATCAGCGCAGATTATAAGTTCGTTTGCAGAAAATATCAGCACAAGTATACCGCAACTGTTGTCGTCTGGGATCCAGATCATACAGGCAATAATAAGCGGTATGATGCAGGTATTGCCGTCTGTCGGCTTGCTTATAACTCAGCTTATTACAACTCTATACGAGCAGATAACATCGCAGGGGCCAAGTCTGCTGCAGCAAGGCTATGAATTGTTAAGCAATCTGATTGACGGATTTGTAAAGGCAATTCCAGAAGCGTTGCCGAAAGTGCTTGATTTTATACAGGGCATCGGAGAAAAACTTGCAGAAGCTGCACCTGTAATGATTCAAAAAGGTTTTGAGTTGCTACAGAAATTGGTCGAGGGAATCGTAACCGCAATACCGATATTGATTGAGCGAGTCCCAGAGATTATTTCTACATTTGCAAACATTATTAACGACAATTTTCCAACAATTCTTATGAAGGGCGCGGAATTACTTGGACAGTTGGCACTCGGACTTATCCAGGCAATACCAACTCTGATTGCAAACATTCCGCAGATTATAGCAGCTATTGTTGACACACTGATGGCATTCCAGTGGCTGAACCTTGGTAAAACCATTATAACCGCACTGGGAAATGGAATTAAGTCTATGGTCGGATTCGTGAAGCAATGCGGGGAAAGTATATTGGAAGGAATTAAGACTTCTGTACAGAATTTACCAAATACATTGATGAACATAGGAAGAACTGCAATGTCGGGACTTGGAAATGTTATATCGTCAGCTGTAGGTTCTCTTAAAGGTGCAGCTTCAAACATTGTAAACGCCATTGTAAGCACGATCTCTTCTATTCCGGGACAGATGGCTTCTATCGGAAGCAATATCGTCCAGGGATTGTGGAATGGTATTTCGAACATGACAGGATGGATTATTGACAAAATTGGAGGTTTTGCAAGCAGTGTAGTTTCATCCATTAAGGATTTCTTTGGCATTCATTCCCCGTCCAGAGTTATGCGAGATCAGGTTGGTAAGTACCTTGCGATGGGAGTCGGTGCCGGATACGAAGAGTACATGCCGTACAAAGAGATGAAAAAAGTATCCGGTAAGGTGGTGTCTCAGTTGTCTGCATCTGTGAGCGGTATAACGTTATCAGTGCCGGAAAGTGCTGGAAGTCAAACTTACCAGAAAAGCGTTGGAATCCGGAAGTCTGAAAATAACAACGAGCTACTCTACGCAGTAGATCGTCTATCCAGACTTGCCAACAGACCACTAGAGATTGTTAATAAAATTGACTCTGTAGAGACATCCAGAGTACTTGCAACACCAATGGAAAAACAAATAGAAAAGAATTCAAGTTTTCGGAAGATGTTAGGAGGGGATAGAAATTGAGCCTATCAGTAAAATTTGACGATCAGGAACTCGGGCGATACTTAAGTGTATTGTCCGGGTTCTCTCCGTTTAGTGGAGTAAATAGAGAGTCAGGACTCCTTGACGGAGCAGAAAGTGCAAAAGGAGAGGATTTTGGCTATACAACATATAAATCAAAGACGCTTGAAATGCCATTTGAAATTAAAGGAGACATCTTAGCAAGCTATGACGCGATTCAGAAAATCCTAAACGTCACAGAGCCGAAAAAACTTGTTTTTGGGAATTATCCAGATCGCTGCTTTTATGCGATACCGGACGGAAACCTTGATGTGACACAGGTTGCGATTTTTGGGAAAGGCACAATCACTTGGCTTATCCCGGATGGGGTAGCGTACTCTGTCGGCGAATTTGAATTTGACGGTGTACAGCAAGACGGATACCAGACCATTACCATCCAAAACAACGGCACCGAATGGGCAGACGTGGACTACGAGATCACGCACCAACACGAAAACGGATTTATCGGACTTGTGAGCCAGTATGGAGTGATCCAGCTCGGAAAACAGGAAGAGGCGGACGGAGAGAACTACGAAGCGTCCGAAGAACTGTTTAACGGTTACGGCTTGTTTCAAGATGATCATGGCACCTCTTATCAGAATCCGGAAAACACAACGCAAGGAACGTTGGAAGTACGGAATGTTGCCGGATACAACGTGATGGCATTAAAAGGTGGACAAGCAACATCCGGATACTGGAACGGTGGAATGAAAACACTTACTATCCCGGTGGACAGCGAGGGCAGACGTGGAGCGAAGAACTTTTACTGTTACACCCAGCACTGGTTCGAGACAGGTTTGATGGGACAGACTGGAGCGCAGACCATTGCATTCCTGACTGGAGATAACAAGGTGATATGCGCCATGTCTATTAACAAGAGTGATACGGTTGGCAATACGGCGCATGTGGACTGGTTCGCCCCTCAAAACAAGAAAATTAAGACACTGGATTTCCAGCCGACATCCTACGAGGATAACCCGTTTAATTTAAAAATGGGAGGCGGACACAATGACTTTTTAAAAGAGGGTGACAAGTTGCGTATTTTCTGGTACGGGAAGTATTACCACTTTACTATCCCGGAAATCAAAGATATGGAATGCGAGAAAATCCAGATCTGGATTGGACAGTGGGGGGACCGAAATCTGTCGAACCAGTACGTTACGCACAACTATTTAAAAAGCATCTGGTTTCGCAAGGACAACGTGGAAAAATATCGGGATGTGCCGAACCGGTATCGCGCCGGAGATGTGGTATCTATAGACGGAGAGAGTACAAAGGTCTATGTAAACGGGATGCCGGCAAAAGGAGATGAGATTAATGGATCCAATTATCCAAAAGTTCCACCGGGGACAACGGAAGTCCAGTTCTGCTATTCTTCCTTTTCATCTCCACCGCCGCATATTAAAGCGAAAATACGGGAGGTATACTTGTAATGGACAGTATTAGAATTGCGATTTTAAGCGCGAATAACACACCAGTAGCGTTTATGGACAATCAGCACAAGAAGTCCATGCACTACTGGGGAGATGAATTGCACGAATACTTACAGGGTGCGGCAAATACTTACACCTTTACGGTGTCCGCAAAGCATCAGGATGCAGAGAATGTTACCGCCGGGAATAAGGTGGCGTTTATACACAAAGGGAAATCCTACTATCTAAACATCGTAAACACTGAGCAGACAGAGGAGACGATCACAGCTACGGCGTGGTCGTTATCTTTTGAGCTAATCAACGAGGATGCAGGGGAATACAAAGCTGGAAAAGCAATGAGCTTTGAAGAGTACCTTACCGTATTTGACGCGGAGAGGACACTTAAATTGGGTCTCAACGAGGTGTCAGATAAGCGGATCACCAACGAATGGACAGGTACAACGTCCGTATTAAAGAGATTATTCTCTCTGGCTAATGTATTTTCTGCGGAGATCGAGTTTGAGACAGTGCTTAACAGCGATTACTCCTTAAAAGAGATTGTGCTGAATGTATATCGGAAACACTCCGATACAGACAGCGGAGTCGGAGAATACCGGAATGACATTGTACTGCGGTACGGGAAAGGAATTACCGGAATTCGAAAAACCACAGATGCCGAGAAGCTTTACACCTGCATCCAGCCGACCGGAAAGGACGGTCTGACAATCAATGGTCTTGACAAGAAAGAATACGATGAAAACGGGAATATCGAGTACTTTACAGACGGTGCGATCATCCGGGCACCACAGGCAAGAGACCGGTTTCCGTCCAATATCGTGAATAAAGAGGATGCTTATATCCTGATGCGGAAAGAGTATGATACAGACAGCAAGGACAAGCTCTATAGCATGGCTCTGTCTGATCTTAAAACAGCATCCGAACCGGTGGTGACTTACGAGGTGGAAGGATATTTTGACACCAACATCGGGGATACGGTAAGGATGCAGGATCAGGAGTGGACACCAGTCCTTTATCTACAGGCAAGAGTATCAGAACAGATCAGGAGTCTTACCAATCCAAAAACTGCAAAGACGGTATTTACAAACTACAAAGAGCTTACATCCGAAATTTCGGATAGCTTGTTGCAGAGGATGGAAGATCTTATCAACAAAAATAAGGTCTACACTTGTTCCATCTCCACCAACAATGGCATCATCTTTAAAAATGGTATCGGCAGCACTACTCTGACAGCTTACGCTTACGATAACGGCGTGGACGTCACGGGCAATCTGGAAATCCGGTGGAGTAAAGATGGGACAGAGTTTTACGTTGGCAAGAGTGTTACGGTTAATGCAGAGGATGTGGATGTAAAAGCAGTGTACTCTTTTACGGCGTTCGAAAGCGGAGTAAAGCGTGGATATTACGAGGTTACGATCGCAGATGTAATGGATGGAGAACAGGGTTCGCAAGGTGAGAAAGGAGAGCAAGGCGAACAGGGACCTCCGGGTCCACAAGGCGCTCCGGGATTGGATGGTATACAGGGTCCTAAAGGGGAGCAGGGAATCCCGGGAAAAGATGGGAAGGACGGAAAAACACAGTACACCCACATTGCTTATGCAAACAGCGCAGATGGGTCTAAAGATTTTTCTGTTTCTGACAGTAATCGGGAATATATCGGAATGTATGTCGATTTTATTCCGAACGACAGCACAGACCCGACAAAATACGCATGGAGTAAGATCAAAGGCACAGACGGGGCGATCGGAACACCCGGAAAGCCGGGAGCTGATGGAAAGACCCCGTATCTACATATCGCCTACGCAAACAGTGCAGATGGCAAGACGGGATTTTCCACCACGGATGGTACAAATAAGCTCTATATCGGGCAGTACACGGATTATACACAGGCAGATAGTACAGATGCTACGAAGTATACATGGACAAAAATAAAAGGCGAACAGGGGGAACGTGGTCCTCAGGGAGTCCCGGGTTTGCAGGGAATACAAGGTCCTAAAGGTGAACAGGGGATACAGGGACCTCAAGGAAATACAGGTGCTACTGGACCGCAGGGACCAGCCGGACAGTCCACCTATTTTCATATTAAGTATTCCTCAGTTGCGAATCCTACATCAAGTAGCCAGATGACGGAAACGCCGTCTACATACATTGGTACTTACGTAGATTTTACGCAAGCAGATAGCGAAGATCCAAAGAAATATGCCTGGTCACGCTTCCAGGGAGTGCAAGGACCGCAGGGAACACAGGGGATTCCGGGGACGAACGGTACAAACGGCAAGACAAGCTATCTGCACATTAAATATTCCAACGATGGAGGGAAAACATTTACCGGAAACAGCGGAGAAGATGTGGGAACGCATATCGGTACTTGTGTGGATTACAATCAGTCCGATCCTGCAAGTGTTGGATCTTATAAGTGGGCGAAGATTAAAGGAGAACAAGGTGCTACAGGACCACAAGGAGCAACGGGACCACAAGGGCCGGCGGGGACATCAGGAAGAGGGATAAAAACCATTACAGAATATTATTTGATTTCTTCCGCAAAAACAGGAATTACAACAGCGTCAAGCGGTTGGAGTACATCAGTTCCGACGATGACAGCAACAAATAAATACTTGTGGAACTATGAAAAATTTACGTTTACAGATAATACCACAGCGACCACTACGCCAAAAATAATCGGGATATACGGAGACAAAGGAACAACAGGAGCTACTGGTCCGCAAGGACCTCAAGGAAATGCAGGTGCAACAGGTCCCCAGGGGCCACAAGGAGCGACAGGCCCGAAAGGACCGCAAGGGGCAACTGGCGCAACGGGGCCGCAAGGAGCAACTGGAAACGGAATAAAGTCTATCACGAATTATTATCTTGCAACGGCAAGCGGAAGCGGTGTGTCGGCGTCCACATCAGGATGGACTACAACTGTACAAGCAATAACGGCGTCAAA